ATTCTCTTCATTCAAAAGACCCTGAATTTTATTCTTACTACGAAGGATACTATCTTGTCCTTGATTCTCAATCTCTTCTATGAACTTACGTTGCATCTGAACTTTATCTTGCAGTGATTCTCCTTTTAGATGGAGAGTTTTGATTAGATTTTTTTGTTCCTTGATCTTGTCCTTGACCAGTGTATTCATGTTAGAGAAAATCCTAATATCAAGAAGATCTTCAATCACTTCTCTGCGATTGGCAGAAGACAGTTGCATAAAAGGAACAAATGTGCTACTACCAAGAATTACAATCTGAGTGAAAGACTTATAGTTCATCTTCAAAACATTTTGCTCCAACCACTTTTGCTGGTCCAATGAAGCCGAAGATTCGTTTAATTTTGTTCCGTCTCGGTAAATTTCAAAAATATTTGGTTTGATTCCCCTAACCACCTTCCAGTGTGCATTGCAAAGTTTAAATTCGACTTCAACTCTACAATCTTTTTCATTTACACTATTGATGAGTTGTGGTTTATTAATCTTACGGAAAGGTTTTCCAAAAAGAGTAAATGTGAGGGCATCGAGGACTGTGCTTTTACCTGCACCGTTTGTACCTACAATCAAATTGGTTTTATTTTCAATAAAATTAACCTCAGTAAATTGGTTTCCGGTAGAAAGAAAATTTTTCCATCTTATTTTTTCAAATAAAATCATGTTCAGTGTCTGGAGGAATTACGATATCATTTTTTGTAATAACTGAGTATTGATACCCATGTATTTCACAAGTTTTCAACATCACATTATCATCAATTTCTATTACATGCATTTCTGGATGATCATTTTCTTCTAACATCATAGCATACCGCATAGCATCATCTTCTTCTTCAAACAAATAAAGAATCTCTTCTCCCTCGCCACTTTTTACTGAATATGCACCTTCGGTTTCTCTGCCATTGATAGTTAAAATATACATTCTAGATTAATTCACAAGCTTCTTGATAAGTTGCCCTCATAATATTTTGGACTTTTGATTTATCAAGTTTGATTTCTGCCTCCTGAATATATCTATTCAGGATAGAAAGTGTGTCTTCAGATTCAAATACATCAAACTTTTCAGGTTTTTCAAACTCAAAGTTCTCAACAATCTTTAAATCTGATATATTAGATGCATAAAGTTTATCAACAAACTTTTCAAACTTTTTAGTATCAGTTTTTTTACGAACAATTACCTTGACAATTTTATTTTCATACTCACTAGTATTAAATGTCTGATAATTTGTGTCTTCGTAGTAGATATTATAAAAGAGACGATATGGATTATCTACTGGAGTATGTTCAAGAGTTTCTGTATCAAAGATGGTGAATCCTCTCCGATCACCGACATCTGACCAGAACATTTCGTATGGGTTTCCCAAGTAATAGACCCGTCCATTATCCGATCTAGTGTGATAGTGACCGCTAAAGACCTTGGTGAACTTTGAATATAACTCGCAATCATGACCATGTTCCATGACGATTTGTTTATTAACTCTAAATCCTTGGAGTTCAAGGTGCCCCATCGCGCAGTGGCAATCTGAATTTTGAATAAATCTGAAAGTGCTTTCTTCATTTTCTTTATTAATCCAGGGAATGAATAGTATATCTAGTCCACCAATAGTAACTTCTGATGCAGCATCATAGACATATACATTATCATACTCACGGAGAAGAAGATCTACTGCATTTACCTTATTAGTATTCTTATAGTATGCAGTATGATTTCCTACAATAGTATGGACCGTGATACCCATGTCTTTCAATCTATCGTAGTAATTGTCCTTTGCCCATGCTAGTGCGGAAAAGTCAATACCCTTTCTACTATCAAAAGTATCCCCCATATCAATCACAGTTGTGATGCCTTCTTTTTCAAGATACGGAAAGAAGATATTATTGTAGAACTCTAAGAAGTAGTCATGAAAAATCTTAGAGTTCTTACGACACCCAAAGTGTTGATCGGTAATAATTGCAACTTTCATTAATTACGAAGTTTGGAATGCACAGCGTCTTTGATGCTATTGTAGTCGGAATAGTTCGATCCGTCAAGAGTGTTGTTATCATCAAACACTTCAGCATATCCAGATCTTTCAATAATCTTATTTTTGATTTCTAATTGTTTCTTCTCTTTTTGAATTCTACGGAGAAACGCATAATGAATAATCTGCGTAAAGTAAGCAAAAGGATTTTGAGATTTCTCAGGATTAAAATTATGAATGTACTGAACGCAATTTTCTATTCCATCAGAAATCATATCCTCCTTAAACATGTAGTTCACAAAGTTTGGTTTAAAGGACAAGTGATTTGCGATCTTCAAGAAACACTCACCAATATATCGTGGAATAGGTGGCTTTGTATCCCATGACTTCCCTCTTTCTTCCTTTGGTTGTTCATTCAAATTTTTATTGTACTTCTTTCTATAAGAAATCTCTACCTTTGTTCTATATTCTATTAGGGCAGCAAGAAACTCCTTATTGTTTACATAATGCTCTGACCTTTTTCTACGGGTCATATTAGTACCTATCATTAATTTGTCTCATAATATGTATAGATTATACCATTACAACTAATACTTGACAAGTATCTAAATTATCAGTAGAATACCTTTGTTGGGTTTGAAGAAACAGCTTTAGCTACTCTTAAATATCTTCTCTAAGATATCTTTAGCATCATTGACATTGGCAATATATCCCATTCTACGATCTAATTTATATTCATTATTATTATTTTTTTCTGATTGTCTTAAGTAAGATTGATAAGTCATAATCATTTCTATATCTGATGATTCTGACATGGTAAGCACATCGTTAATATTAACTATTAACATATCTTCTGTTGTAGTTTTTAACCATGGTTCTATTTTATATCCAATAACACCACCTCTACCTACTATTTCAGAAACAATAATAGGGTTAGATACTAAAAGAATTGTTTTTTCTTCTTCTTCTGTAGCAGCTACTTTACAAAATATTTCTTCACCAGATTTAAATTTAATTGTTGCATAAAAATCATCTTCTATCATTTTCCTTTTAACTGTATAGTGACTATTTCATAATTAAACTTTTCTTCATTGTAAATTTTAATACGTTCTATAAAATGATTCAAAGTATAGTTTCGTCTTGATTTAGTTGAACAATCGTCAGAAAGATCATAGAGAACTGCTTTAGTTTTATCTTTTCCCTTTCTAAGAACTCGTCCAATACTTTGAAGATTGCGGATTCTGGATTTACTGGGTGAAGCAAAGATAACGTTATGGAGTTTTTTAATATTAATACCTGTAGAAAAAGTTCCATAAGAGGCAACAATAATTGCATTATTTTCTTTTTCTGTAATTTCTCTTACTTGTTCTCTTTCTTCAGCATCTACTCCACCATGTACAAAAAATACCTTACGGTTGTCACCCTTAATATTATTTATCTTATCGTAGAGTATTACTCCATGTGCTTCAACGCGACTAAAAAGAATAAGTGTATTTCCTTTTAAATCTAATGCAAGATTTGTAATAAATTTATTTCTTTGCTCATGAGAAATTAAATACTCAATCTCATCATTATAGGATTCAAACGTTTGTGGTGAATGTTTGAGAACAATACATTGAATATCAAGTTGAGACAAATGCCCCTGTCTCATTAACTCATCAGTTCTGGTAACTTTATATGATGGTCCAAACAGACCCTCCAACACCCATTTATGCGTTTGTGTGCCGTCTAAAGTCCCTGTGAATCCAAATCTATACTTTGCATGGTGAAGTTTAGTCATGATATTAATCAATGACTTAGACTTGAATAAATGTGCTTCATCGCCTATAATACAACCATAGTCTTCAAAGAAAGATCGTTCTAGTTTATATACAGATTGCCAAGTTGTAATTGTCACTGGAGCATCATTACTTTTCTCTCTACCAGAATAAATTTTGTGACAATATGACTCAGCGTCCCAACCATAATCAAGAAAATCTTTATACATCTGCTCTACAAGAGATGTCGTTGGAACAACTAGAAGAATTTTTTCACCTTTATCCACATAGTATCTTACTAGAGAATAAATCATCAATGATTTGCCCGATGCAGTGGGACTTATCAATAATTTTCTATTATGCTTTAGGGCACCATATACTCCCTCAACTTGATATTTTCTGGGAGTATGGGCACAAATGGAATTCATGTAATCTTTGACACCTTCCATAGAAATTTGATCATTTTCTTCATATGGAGTGCCATAAAATTTATTATCTTCAAACTTATATGAATACCCATATTGTCTACAGAAATTGACAATCTTATCTAACAACCCAACATAGATTTGCTTGGAACGCATATCAAAGAGATGAATCTCTCCATTCCAATTTTTGCCACGATACTGTGGCATAAACTTTGAATTATGAACCTCGAACTTAAAGTGATCTCTAAGTTCATATTCAATATGAGGTTCAGTATTAATTTTTAAAAATACTTCGTTGGATTTTGATATAACAAGATTTGCACTAGTGTCAATCACATAGATCCATTCATCTACTGATATTTATTACATATCATGAAACTTATAATCAAGTATACATTTATATAACTCGCTTTTCAAATGATATAGATGCTCTTGTTCGTATGGATGCCTAGATGGATGTCCTTCCCATGTTTCAATTCTTCTGCATACGCAATGATATAAAAGATGAACATC